CTCATCTGCGGACTGCTGCCGTTCCGGGGCGGGTTGTCGCCCCCCACGGGGCCGCCGCCTCCCGCCGCAGGGGCGCCTCCGGCGACAGCGGGCATCGGCAGCGCGGGCGGCTCGGCCGGCAGATCGGGTAGCCGCTTCAGAATCTCGGCGTCGTCCAGCTTCTCCATATCCGGGCGCACGCGCCGGACGAAATCAAAGCGGGTGGTCACGCCCAACCGCCACAAGGCTTCCTCGTTCTTCAACAACTGATCGCGCGATTGTTCAGTGAACAAGGCGGCGCGGCTGGTGTCGAGGTCATCAATCAGCGTCGGCGCCGGCCAGCACACGTCAAACTCGGTATCGCCCCCGGTCAACTGCTGGCGGAGACCAATCAGGTATTTGATCTCCCCGGTGATCTCGGCCCGCCGGGCGTGGATCATCTCGGAGAGCACACTGGCCTGCACCGCGCTCATGCGCTCGGTAGTGGCCCAGTGGAAGCCGAACAGAAACGGCGGGATGCCGGTGGCGGCCACGATCTGCTCGGTCAGCACGCGCATGGGCGTCTCGAAGTCCAGCGTGTCGCCGGCCGCGCCGATCACGGTGACGGTGACCTTGCCGTGGCTGAAAAAGTCCTCTTTCATCCCGTTGGCCAGTGAGTCCATCGAGCCCGCAAAGCGGGTGGCGATGCCGCCCATGATCTCATCGCCCTCGCTGCCGGTCGGATCGCTGAAGCCCTCGGGGGGCTCCCAATTCACGTGGTAGGTCGGCGAGCCGAACCGCTCCCAGGTGTTCCCGAGGTGCTTCGTCATCTTGGTGATGATCTCGGCCACCAGCGGCATTCCCCAGAGGAGACTGGTGCCGTTGGGGTCGTCCCCCTGCACGTTATGCACGGCGTTCAGCATCAGCAAAGGATTCAGCAATATCGGCCCGGAGGCGAATACGCCCCCCTGCACGATCTCTACGGAGTAGCGGTCGGTCGAGGGCCGGAGGCTGATGGTGGCCGGGTGGAGTTCCGAAAGCGCGTAGATGTCTTTGCGGTCGGCGGTGAGGATGATCTCGGTGTGCGCCCGGCCGAACTCGCTCGCGTTGCCGGTCCAGGTGGTGAGCCAGTTCTTCCAGCCCGTCTGCAAGCGGTTCACGCGCAGGGACGACAGCCAGGCTTCGATCTCCATCTGGGTATCGGGCTCGGCCTCAATCGTCGGGGTGCCGATGAACTCGCTGGTTTTAATGATCGCGGCGTTGATCGTGGGGACGGTCTCGCGCAGAGAGTGATAGAGGCTGTAATTTTGCGCGGTCGGCACGCGGGTGAAGGGCGAGCGGAACGGATCGAGCGTGGTGAGTGACCATGACGGCCGGCCGCGGGGACGTACAATGGCCGCCGGCGGGGAGGGCCGGGTCGCCGTAGGCGGCGGGGGCGTGCTGGATGTCGCTTGCGGCGCGCGGACCCAAGTCCGCAGAAAGTTAGGCCAGGGCATTTCTCCCCGCTCTCGGGATGCGACGGTCAAGGATTAGGTTATCACGGCGAGGGAGGGGATTCCTCCTCCTGTCACGGATGCGGCCACACCTCCCGCCCCCACCAGTTCCAGATCTTTCCACAGCGCCGACACTGCGCCGCCCACCCGTGGCTGCCGTCGAACACGAGAATGTTCCGCGATTCGCACCCGTCGCAGATAAAGGGTGGCTTCGGTTCGGCCAGGTCCGGCGCAGGTGCGTCCCGCTGGGGCTGGGACGCCTCCAACTGGGCCACATAAGTCAGTAGTGCGTCCACGGCGTCGGCATGGACCTTGATCCAGTCGTAGTCGTGGTAGAGCTTGCGATGGCGGCGCAGGTTGAAGATCGCCCGCTCGGCGGTCGTCACCCCGCGCTCCCCGCTACGCGGCCCAAATTCCCCGCCAGCGTCAGGTGCGGCTTCACCCCGTTCCACTCCTCGAGGTGGATGTCGTAGCTCACGTTGCCGCTAAAGTCGTTGTTCTCCACCTTCACGCTGTTGAACAGCGCCCCCCAACTCTGCATCGCCCAGAAGCCCTTGGAGCAGCCGTGCACGACGTTGTTGCTGATCTCCACCGGCCCGATCTGCATCGGGTGCTCGAGCACCGGCGGCCCCTCATACGGAGCCAGATAGCCCACGCAGATGCCCGCGCCGTTCGTGACGCCGCTGATCGCATTGCGCTTGACGGTGACGCCCGTCCCATTCTTGACGTGCAAGCCGGGTCCGCCACTGACGCCCGTAATGGTGCAGTCCTCGATGACGCAGCCCTCGATGTCGGCCGCGCCCATCTGGCTGTGCGCGAGGATGATGCCCCCGTCGCGGGCGCCCGCCACGATCACGCGCCGCAGGGTGATGTTCTTCGTCTGCGTGCCCAGTTGTTCCCCGTAGACTTGCAAACCATACTTTTGAGCGTCTTTGATCAGCACGTCCTCGATCAGCACGTTCGAGGCGCCGCTGTGGATATAGATGCCGTGCGAGCCCTGATTCTTCGGCCCCGTCTGAATCAGGTCCGTGTCCCGCACCACGTTATCGCCGTTCAGAAACAGCGCCACGCTGCCCCATCCCTGCACCTGGCAGTCGATAATCTGCGTCCCCTTGGTGCTGCCGTGGGACTGGGGATCGCCATCCCCCGCGTCATAGATGGCGTGCCCGCAGCCGTAGAACGTGCACTCCTCGATCAGCGTGCCCCGTGGCCCGAACAGGAACACCCCATCGCCACTGCCCCGGAAGGCCAGCTTCCGCACCACGAGCCCGGTGAGCGGATTCCCGTTGGAGAGAACGAGCCCGTTGCCTTGGGGGTGGATGATCTCGGAAGTGCTGCCTTCCCCCAGAAAGCCCACGCCATTCTTGTTGTAGAGCTTGATCGTGTCCGTGATCTTATAGCGGCCGGCCGGGAAGAAGACCGTCTGCCCCGGTGTCGCCGTGTCAATGGCCTTCTGGATCGCGGCCCGGTCATCGGTGGCGCCGGTGCCGGTCGCGCCGAAGAGCCGCACGTTGACCAGGCCGACCGGCACCGGGGACGGCAGCGGAATGATGGGCTTCAGTGTCAGGGTGGCCTGCTGGGTGGAGGAGCCGTCGCTCGCCGTCACCGTCACCGTTCCCGACAGGCCCCGGCCTTGCAGCTTCACGCTCTTGGAGACCATCCCGGCCGGGATATCGACGGCGACCGGCCCCTCGACCAGCGCGGCGGAATAGGCGAGCGAGACGGTCACCCCCGGCGAGCCTTCGACCACCGGCCCCACGCCCACGGTCAGGGTAGCGCTGCCCCCCGCGGGGATCTCGGCCGGGGAGACGAGAAGCTGCGCCAGTTTCGGCTGCGGCGGGCGCGGCGGAATCGGCGGGACGCCCAGCGGCAGGAAGGAACCCACGCCGCTGATACTGCGGACCTTCTCGCTGCCGGAGGGGGTGAACGTGATAGCGCTGCTGCTGAACTGATACGGCTGACCGCCCACCTCAAGCTGGATCTGCACGGGGGCGGTGAAGGCACCGAGCGTCGGGTTCTCGGCCTCTGGCTCCTGGTTACTACTCATTTCTTCTCCCGCAGTTCGATGCCCGTCTCGATCTCCAGCAGCTCCCGGATCTTTCGCAGTTCATCGAGAATCAGCATGGCCGTGTAGGCGACGGGCGCCACGTTGTGCTCCTGGCCGATGGCCATATGCTCACTAATTTCCTGCACCAGCGATGCGTCCTCGCGCTTTCTCACTCCGCTGCAATCCCCAGTGGCGGCCCCTCGGCCTTCTCCTGTAACTCCGGGCAGAAGTCCAGCAGCACCTTGACCGCCCGTAGATCGCCCCGCTTCTTCAGGAAATTGAGCGCATACCGCCGCTGCGACGGCTGATCAATCTCGCAGAGCTGCTGCTCGAGCGCGAACTCGGCGTCCGCCACATCGATAGCCGCTTCCGCCAGGGGATAGGTTAACGAGCACATCGGTTTCTCCTCACCGTCAGACACTCGGGTCCACCGACACCATTTTTCTGATCAAGGTAAAGGTTTTTAAAGTCGTTTGAGCTGTCCCCACCGTCACTCCGATATACTTATACGGCAGGCAGGCGCCCATCTCATTCCCGCTGATCGCAAAGCCGCCCGCCCCACTGCCGTAGACCAGCTTTTGCGTCCCCGTGCCATCCGAGATGGTTTTGGCATCCGAGCCATCGGCCAGCATCGCTACCTTCACGGTCACGGTGGCGCTGGGAGACAGCGCCGGCACAATCAAGCCCAGCTCGGTCGGGTTGCCGATAGCCACGAAGCTGGAGTTCACGGCGGGGGACGCCGCCAAAGCAATGGACACCTCGTCGTAACTCGCTGATGGATTAGGCATTTCTAATCTCCTCGTCAATCTCGGGTAGGCCCGCTCGTCTCAATACCCGGTTCTGAAAATGACGGATGACCTCGGGCCGCTCGAGGCAATTCTCACACCACCACTCGCGACAACTGTAAACATACCGGTCCTCGGGATCGCGCACCGGGACGGACACCAGCGGCCCCTCTCGGCGGCACAGCGCACAGATCGAATGGACCTGTTCATATTCCGCGAGGATCTTCTTGGCCATCAAAACCCCCAGAAGCCCTGGCCCCAGGCCGCCACGCGGTTGATGATCGCCGGGGAGTGGGCCTCGGAAAAGAGGGCGTGATCGTAAATCGTGCCCGCATAGGGGGCGTTCAGGTTGCGGTTATTGCCGAGCGTGTAGCCGGCCTGCGGACCATGGCTGTTGGTGAAGTCCCAGGGCGTCACGGTCAAGAGCAGCACGCCGTCCTGATACACGGTCGCGATGCCCGTGCCAATCGGGGGTGAGAACACCCAGACGAGGAAATGGAATCCTTCGGTGCGCAGCACCGCCGACACGTGCTCCCCGGTGTGGTCGCCGTAGCCGATGAAACTGGACGAGTTAGAGTAGATCAGGCCCGGCCCGTTGGTGTCATCCTCCCAGATGGTCTGGTTGGTGATCCCGAACTGGCTCTGATGAAACCAGAAGTAGAAGGTGAAGCCGCGAGACACTTCCAGACCGGGGCTCCCCGGCAGCCCGCCGCGCAGGTTGTCGTTCTGGCTGTAGTCAAACGCCGCGCCCCGGCGGCCGGTCGGGCTGTCGGGCACAAAAGCGGTGCCGGTCCCGATGAAGGGCCGGCTGATTCCCGAGCCCGTCGCGTCCCGGCTATTGCCGGAGGTGTCGGCCCAGGTGGCAATCGGATCGCCATCCGCGCCCACCAGGCTGTCGGCGGAGAGCCGCAGCTCGAGGTTTGAGAGGGTGCCGGGATCGAGCGCCCCGGTGGTGGAAAGCGCGCGGCGCTGCTGCCTCATCCGATGAGCCTCCAGTTACCAGTTGCCAGTTGCCAGTTGGGGACAGCGACGACGGCAAGTCTGACCGTGCCTTTAACTGACAACTGACAACTGACAACTGGTAACTGTCTCATCGCGCCCTCCGCGCCGGCCCCGTGCGAGCGCCGGCCCGGAAGCCCGTCGGCCTGGCGAAGCAGAGCGAGAGGGCGTCCGCGCGGTCGGGTGAGCGCCACGGGCTGTTCTCACTGCGCTCCTTGCGCATATCGTCTTTGCTCATGAGCTTGATCTGCCCCTTACTGGTGTAAGAAAACTTCAGCGCGATGAGCTGCCCGACCAGCAGGTCATCGTCAGCCGGCAGGCTGATCTCGCCCGCCTTGAAGCGCTCGCGCAGGCCCCAGAAGATTTCCGAGCGCCGGTTGGCGAACTGCTCGCTATCACTGGCGCTCTCCCCCACGTTCACACCTACGACGCCGATCTTGTTGGCGCGCAGCCAGTCGATCTCCCGCAGCCGATCATAGACGGGCTGTCCCATCCCGATGCTGTCGACTTTGATCAGCGCCGGTCGGTGCTGTCGCGCCATGTCAACCACCCGCCCGACAGATGACATGGTGTCAGCATCTCGCCAGGCGCCAAGTCGCTCAACCTGCGCACCGCGCCGCAGATACACACAAGACTCGTCTCCACCATATCCGGCCACGTCGTAACCCATCTCCACGGGTTCCCCGGCTTCGCTCTCACGCTCCTGCGCCTCCGTTACCCAGCGCAAGCTGATCAGGCTATCCTCTCCCTGATCCGGAAAGTTGCCCAGCACGCGCACCTGATAGGCCGGGCTTTCCGCGCCCCACTCCTGCAAGCGCTCCTCGCGCCAGGCCGCCGGCAGCAAGCTCTCCGGCACATCGTAGGCCGAAATGTGAAACTTCTCGTAGAGCGGACTGCTGAACGATTCGTAGAACGTGCCACTGGCGTTGTTCGGGTTCCCGATCAAGAGCAAATGCGCGTTCGGCCCCGTCAGGCAGCCCTCAATCGCCTCGTAGATCGTCTCGGCCACGCCCGACGCTTCATCCACGATGACCAGGATATTGTCACAGTGCCAGCCTTGAAAGCGCTCCGGTTCGTTCGTCGATAAGCCCAGCGCCCGCTGGCTGCCGCTGTAAACCAGCTCAGTCATCGTCGGCACGCCGGGCAGCGCGGCCTTCTGCCCCAGCAGCCTAATCTGATGCCAGAGCACGTCTTTGACTTGCCGCGCGGTCGGCGCCGTGGTCAGCACGAGCGACGGATCGTAATGCCGCAGCCACCAGTGGATGAGCGCCGAGGCGACGAACGTCTTGCCGCTGTGGTGGCACGAGCGCACGGTGACGCGCTTCTTGCCAGCCACCGCGGCACAGATGGCGACCTGCTTCTCCCAGAGCGTGACGCCCAGCACCTCACGCGCGTAGGCGGCCGGATCACTCGGCGTCCGATTCGTCGGCAGCAGGGAGCGCTGGCGTTTCCGCTCCTCGGCCTCCAGGATCAAGAGATACTCGTGATCGGGTAGCCGCGAGCTGCGCCTCGAGTTCGGCGTCAGATAGTTCGCCAACGGCTTCTTCGATCTTGATGCGGTTTCCGTAGTCATTGGCAAACCGTCGCTCCAGGATGAACGGGTAATACTGCGTCGAGCGCTGGCGGTCTCGATCAGCCTCTTTGAACTCCCGCACGTGCGTCAATTCGGCTCTGGCTCTCGCTTCCATGACCGCTTGTGTGAAGCGTTGGTATGGTTCCTTGCCCTCGCGGCCCCAACGCTCCCAGAAATAGAGCGTCGACCATGAGATTCCGAGCGAGAGCCCCGCCGTATAAAGCGAGCAGGCGGTTTCTTCGATCAGGGCGCAGATTGCGGCGCAAAGCTCATCGGTGAGGGTGGATCGCTGGCCACCCCGGCGTCCGGCCTCCCGCATCGTTAGTTCAGGTTCACTCATCGCACCACTATTATCGCAGGCTGACTAATAGAAAGACAATCCGCGCTGTCTAGAGTGTCTCGTACTTCTCCTTCGCGGATTCCTCCTCCCCGATGACAATGATCTTTTTCGCGGGCGGGTTCTCGGCCCACAGATAGCGCTCGCCACAGACGCATTCCCGCACGCTGCTCCGCGACACCGGGACGATGCAGCGGCAGGCGCACTTGTGCATCGGGCCGGCGACCAGGCGGATGGGCTTGGCTGTCATCTGGTCAATCGTCTCGGCACGATGAAGCTGCCATCGATGCACTCTGTGTTGTGTTCTATCCGCTCCCAAAGACTGCTGATTCGAGCTTCGTCGTGCCGTCCATACGCTTCCAGCAACTCGCGGCAACAACCGTGGCAGAGATCGAGGGAGCAAGTGAACGGCTCGCCAAAATCGGGATGCAAATGCGGGGCGGGCAGGCGAACCGGGAAAGCGGTGATCACTCGGCTGATCTCTTCGCCGCAATCGTCGCAGTAGGTTCGTTTCATCTCTCTCCTTTCATCGCCACGGTGACGGCTCCTCCGCGCTTGCGTCCTCGAAGTCAAACAGCGTCGGCGTGCGCAGCGCTTCTTCCGCTCGCTGGAGGTTAGAGACTGCCGTGTTGAAGTAGCTCTCCTTAAGCTCGCATCCGATGAACTTCCGCTCCAGTGCGATAGCCCCTACCCCTTCGGAACCCACGCCGGCGAAGGGCGAGAGCACCACCTCACCCTTATTGCACCACAGCCTTACCGCGCGGTCGATCACATCCAGGTTGAGCGGACACACGTGCCTTTCGTCCGCGTCCTCACGAGCCTGCCGCACGTTGAGGGTGTTCGTCTCACGGATGTCATACCAGACGCTACTGCCGATGCTCTCGCCGCGGTCGTCCGTGTCCGACGGCCACACCGGGCGCGCAAAGCGGATCCAGTCCTCCCGCGTCAGGCTGTCGTCCCGGATGGGCACCTCGTTGACACCAGGGGCGCGGAACAAGAGCAAGTAGTCAGGGAACGCGGGGCTCAACCAGGAGCGGTCCCGGTCCATTTGCACGAACAAGAGCTGCTTGGCCTTGTTGCGGATGGCGAGCTGCTGCGGGCAGCGGTCAATCGTGATGCGCCCGTGGTAGATGAAGCCCTCGTAGAGGTAATGCCGGATCAGCCCGCCGGTGAAGTCGCTCAAGCCGGTGACGCCGTGGGTGGTCTGGGTGGTGGGCAGGTCCATGCTGTGCACGGCCATGATGCGGCCGGGCTTCAGGAGGCGGAGCAGTTGACGGCTGGTATACCCGAGCTGTTCGTAGAACTCCTCCCGGTTGCGACAATTTCCCAAATCCCTCTCGGAAGGGCTATACGTAAAGAGGCTGTCGAAGGCCGGGCTGAACAGTGAGAAATCAATCGAGCCACTCGGCAGATCCGGCAAAGCCTCCGCACTGTCCGCGTGCATCAAGTGCCAGTTCTCACCGCTGGCCTGGTTAACTACCATTCTCGCATCGCCTCCTCTCCAAAGTCTCCAGCCACTGGATCGCCACCGCCGCCACTTGCAGCAGTTCACTGCGCAGCCGCCGGGCGTCCGGCGGGAAGGGCCAGGGCTCGTTCAGCTCGCGGGCCACCTCGCCCAGTTCTTCGGCCAGCACCGCCAGCAGAATGCCGTCCCCCGGATCATGCCAGGTGCCCCAGCGGTCGTCCTGCGCTTTGCGCTCCGCCCGGATGGCGGCGAAGATGAGGTCCTGCGTGGTCATTCGCTGGCCTCCGGCTTCTGGCGCTCGGGATACTTCGCGCCGCAGAAAGGACAGTAGCTCGCCTCCACCCAGAGCTTTTTTTGCCCGCGCTTCTTTGTCTCCAACCAGGTTGTTTCCACGTAGGTCAATCCCGGCCGGAAGAGATCCGTCACAATCACCCGGTTGTGCTCGGCCAGCCTCATGTCAACGTGGGCTCGGCAATCGCAGAATTCTGGCATCTAGAGCCACCCCGGCAGCACCAGCTCCGCCTCCGCCCGGTAATCCGTGCGCGCCGCGCCAGCGCTTAACTCGGCCTTCTCATAGGCCGCGGCATTGCGGATCAGCTCGGCGCTCAACTTTTCGGCCTCCCGCTCTTTGGCCAGCACGTTGCGATAGATGACCTCCTCCGGCTCCGAGAGCACGATGTAAGCCTTCACCTCCCGCGTCTGCCCGAACCGCCAGCAGCGGCGCAGGCATTGGAAGTAGCTCTCGTAGCTATCCGAGAGTCCGATGAACACCATCCGCGCACAGTGCTGGAGATTCAGACCAAAACCAGCAATCGATGGTTTGGTTATCAAGCAGCGCTTCTCCCGCGAGAGAAACTGATCGATACGCCGTGCCTTCTCGTCCGCACTCTGTGAGCCTTCCACTAGGGCGCTGTAAGGCACCCATTTTTCAAGCGCCCGCCCCTCCTCGTTCAGCCCCACCCAGGCGATCCACGATTCCCAGCCTTCGTTCATCATCAACTTCGCTGCCGCTTCCACGCGCTCGTCAATCGTGTCCCGCCTGACCGCGGCTCGCTCCGTGATGCCCTGCAAGCGGTCGGGGAACAGCCGGCCCTCCGGCACGTAGTCCGTGGCGATGAAGAGCGGCTCGATGGTGAGCGGGGGCAGGTCGTAGCCGGTGTCATCGTGCCCAATGTCCGAGGGCTTCAGCAGGCTCATCCCCCAACTGGCCAGCCAGCGGTAGAACGGCTCGCGGGCGTGTCCCTTCAGGCGCCAGCCTACTCGGTCGTCATGCACAAAAAACGCGCTTAACATCTCCGCTCGGGTCATCACCCCCAAGAACTCGGCGTGGTTGGCGATCTCGGCGATGTCGTTCGGAGCCGGGGTCGCTGTGCAACAGAGGCGCATCGGCGTGTTCTTGAACGCGGCGATGAGTGCCGTGCGTGTCGCACCGGCGAAGTTCTTGAGGATGCCGGATTCATCGAGCACGACCGCACCGAAGTAGCTGGGATCAAACCGATCCAGTCGCTCGTAGTTGGTGATGGTGATGCCCCGGTCGTCAGCCTCCGAGTAATCGTGCGCGTAGGTCACCGGGATTCCCCACCGCTCGCCCTCCCGAACCGTCTGCTGGGCGACGGCCAGCGGCGCCAAGATCAGCACCCGATCGGCGGCGTGTTGAGACCAGACCAATTGCATCAGCGTCTTTCCCGTGCCGGTGCTCGTGAACAGCGCCGCCCGTCCCTTCGCCAGTGCCCAGCGTGTCAGGTCCCGCTGGAAGGGGAACAGTTCGGGATGTAAGCTCTCCGACGACACCTTAACACCCGCCGCGGGGCACAGAAGCTGCTTACGCTCTAGAAATTCACTGTAGGGCGTCATGACGCGGCTCCGTGGTCTGAAGCCGGTTCTTGCCGCTCTCTTGGCCCCCAGCGCATCACATAAGCCGCCCGTCCCGCCGCTTTGAGGCACTCCCGACACTTCTTCTCCCCGTAGCGTCCCGTCACGATGCTCTCGGGCGTGTAGGCATGGCCGTTCTTGCAGTGGGTGCGCTCCCAATTCGCCGCTTTGACGCCCTGTGCCAGCCGGCGCTTCCGGTCAGCTTCAACCCGGTTCTTCGCGCCCCGCCGCTGCCGATCCCGCTCGCAGGTGCGGCACTTGCGATACTCGCGGCCGTGCTCCTGGCGCAGCAGCACGTTGTCATCGGTCATCCGGTGGCCGTTCTTGCAGGTGATCGCGGTGCGCCCCGGCACCTTGCAGCGCAGGTCCAGCTCCACGATCAGGCTGAAGATCGGCTCCCGCCACGGGTTCTGGGCCGCTGCCTCCAGCAGGCAGGGGCGATGGACGTAGCACTGCGCCTTCGCCGCGTAGTCCATTAGCTTCGGGTGATCGTGCTCTCGGCACAGGTGGCACTGGGGCATTGCATTCCTCTCCGCTCCATCTCTTCACTGACCAGCCGGCCCAGGCGAAACCAGCCCTGCCGCTCCTCGGCCGTCCAGGCCGGATCGTTCTCTCGGGCCAGGCTCGCTAACGCCTTTAGCCAGTCGTCGCCCAACCCGCGCACCCACTGCCGCAAGTGCTCGACCTCCGTCCGGCTGATGACGCTCATGGCTTAAGCCTCCGACAGCACGTCGCCGACCTCGATGGCTTCGAGCGCCGCCACCAGATCGCGAACAATCCCGGCGGCCGACTCCGGAAGCATCCGAACCCCCCGGCACTCACCCCCACCATCCGGCAACCAGAACTCCAGCTCGATCAGCGGCGCGGCCTTCGTGCCCACCACCCGCGTGCGGATCTCGCCCGCTGCCATCCGTCTGATTCTCATGGCTCCCCCCGTCCGGCGTCTTTGTCCCCACTGACAACTGACAACTGGCAACTGGTAGCTGACTCCCGCCGCTCCACGTCCCCCGCCCGCAGCAGCGCGAACACCTCGGAAAGCGAGTGCGGATCGCTCGCCTCCAGCAGCGCTTCGAGCACCGCCCGCTGGCACCGCTCGCAGAAGCCGAGCACCCCGAAGGGCGCCAGGCGCTTGCAGAACGCCAGGGGCCGGGCGCGGCGGCAGATGATGCAGGGGCGCTGCCAGGGGCTCACTGCCCGTCAGGCCGGTTGGTTGTCCGGTTCTCCATCCTCGTCTGTATCGAACTTCGGGAACGGTGGCGCATCGTGGAATGTATCCATCAGGTAATCCCACAGCTTGCGAATCTGCTTCAGGTCATCCTTGGCCACTTTGACCAGATCATTGAACGCCGTGAAGGCTTCGTCTTGGCTGGCCAGTGAGAGTTGAACCCAAACGCCTTTTTTAGCCGGCCCAATATGAATGCACTTCGGAAGTCCATTCGGTTGCTTGGCCTTCAGCGCCGTATCAATGCGGCGGATTCCCCATTGCCGATGGATGGTGTCCAGAGAGTGGCCAGCAAAATACCCCCGCCGGTTGCAGAACTCGTAGAAGTCTCCGATATCTTCGATCCGGCCTCCATAGTCTTCGAGTAGGGCAAAGATATCCGTCGCTTCTCCTGCGTCAATCGTGAGTTGTGCCATTCATCACCTCCGAATCTGCGCCTTTCTTGATGCTCGCTATCGCTTCCTCAATCAGTTCAACGGCGCGACTGATGAGCGAAACCTCTTGGTCTTCGGGGAACTCGCGCACCGTGCGCCGCAGTTCACGGATGCACTCCCGATAGGTGACGAGACGGGGATCAGCCGGCGTCACGCGATCCGCTGCCCAGGTCATCGCCTTATTCCGGTCCCGCACATCGTCACTGCGGTAGAGGTCGATCACTTCGCGCCGTTGTTCCGGCTCTGCTTCAGCCATCTTCTGGGCCATCTTCTGGGCCAGTGGGAGGGGGATTCCCGGCTGCGTAGTCATCCTTACCACAACCGGGCGTTCTTCTTCAGGCAGCTTCTCAATAAGCGGCTCAATACCGACCTTATTAACAGCCTCTTCAACCTTCTTGGCTGTAACCCGATCTGGTCCGGTATTGGCCTGCTGCCATGCTTCACGCCGAAGATCCGGCGTCGGGAGTGCTGCCAGTGGATGGAGCTGCCTTGCGGGGATAGTCCCTACTGCATCATTTTGCAGTAACTCTCGTTCAATCTCGCCGGCCTCCAATTCATAGAACACGTTTCTGGCCTTGACGCCGAATTCTCGCTCCGTGCATTCCGTCCAGTTTCGATAACCCAGTGCACGCCATCCCTCGTGATCCTTCAATCGCAAGATGTCAGACCGGAGCCCCCTAAAGCCCTCTCTGATCCGCTCAACCAGATGCCTAGCTTCCTGCTCCGACATCGGTGGTCCCGGCGGCAGCAATTCCGGCGCTACCGATAGCTGTGTATCCATCTCACCCTCCATCCACGGTCAGGACCTTCGCTGACTTCCGGTTGTTGCACGGCTGGCAGAGCGCCTGTCCGTTCACGATCTCCGTGCGTCCCCCGCGGGCGTGGGGCACAATGTGGTCGGCGTGCCAGTCCGAGTCCAGCGATTGACCACAGCCGACACAGTGACCGTTAGCGCGCAGGTAGATCTCCTTCTTCTGCCCCGAACTGAAAGCCCGTTGCGGATCAAGGCGAACGCTCACGACTTCCGGGGCAGCCGGCCGGATCTCGAAAGTCCGAAAGACTTCGTTCTCCCGCTCCAAGGCAGAAAGCTGCTCGCGTTGCTGCTCCTCTGCCTCTCGCAGTCGCGCCAACTGCCACTCAAGCTGGCTCACCTGATCCTGAAGTTCGGCCTGCTCCGCTTGCGATTGCGTGAGATCCTGGCGCAGCCGCGCTTCAAAAGCCAACTGCTTGAGCTGAACCTCCCTCCCGTCCTGAACCTTCTTCCAGTCATCCAACAACCGCGAAGCGAACAGCGCCGCACACTGAACGTGCAGAAAGATCTGCGTCTCGCCGCTCCAGAAGATGCACGGAAACTCCAGCACGCGGTGACAATAGAAACACGCCCCGCCGCTCCGAATCACCTCGTGATAAGGGCAGTCGTTTTCTATCGGATGCGTTCCCCAGAACACGCTCATCGTTGCTCTCCTGACCAGAGGCTTCCGGCGTTTCAAAGTATCAGGAAGTAAGTCCGGTCTTCCTGATACTTTAGAAACGGCCTCTGAACCGATGAGACTTCCAATGTATCAGCAAACCCCTTCCCCCCGTAGGGGGGAAATGATACATTGCCCTGATACTTTGAGCCACGAAGCGAACCCCTTGCTTGGTCGCCCAATGTATCAGGACCAAAGTATCACGTGATACTTTAGAAATCGCAGTCCTCTTCCGACCGACACAGCACCCCGTAAACGAACCGTTTCGGGTGCCCGAACACCGGCCGATTCCACGCTGAAACCCGTTCCGATGCCACGAGTTGACGCAGGTAGCGCTTCAGTGTCGGCTCCGCGATCTCCAGCGGCTCGACTTCCAGCCAGATCAGCCGATAGTCGGCGCGCAGCTCTTCGTTG